AATGGCATGGCTCAACCGTGTGCAGACTATGTAATCAAACAAATTGTAAGATTTGCAAATGGAGGTTATTGAGTAAATGTTATTAGTTAAGTTTAAGGGAGCTTGTAGCAATGATGTCATGATAGATGTTGAATCTATTGAGATTGTATATGGTATCAAATTTTTAGATAAAGATTGTACTTATGTGCGGTTAAAATCAGGCAAAACGATTATTTTAGCTGATGAAATGAAAATGTTTATAAAAAGTTTGGAGATGAGTAATGATTAAAAGGTATCACAATAAAGCAGCCATCCGGATTGAACGCCGTATATTTGATAAATTGCGGGGCTATATTGGCGATGGGCGCCATAGAAGAAGAAAGGCTTTTGCTATGGCGTTGCTTCTGGACAATGGAGGAAAGTATGAATAACAGGCAAGGGATGCAAGTGAGAGCACTGTGCATGTTTGACTCACAGATTGGAGCGTTGGTAAAGACTGAAAGGAAGAGAATTAGGCAGAGAATTAAGAGGATATACCGAATGGCACCGTCGAAACAGTTAAGCAAGGCTGAGGCCGAAAAGCTGACGATGGATATTTTCGGATGTAATGCTGATGAAGCGAGGAAAATACTTTCGACTAATTAAAAGGGGATTGAGTGAACGATGAGCGGAATTGATAGTATGTATTACGTACACAAGCACCTGACGGAGCGTGATTTGCTGGAACAGCTGGCAGAAGAATGTGGAGAGTTGGCACAAGCAAGCTTAAAGCTGATACGTGCAAAAGGGTACAGTTCAAACGCCACGCCAAAGTCAGAGCGTGATGTAACAGAACAGCTAAAAGAAGAAGTAATAGACGTGTGTATGTTGCTAAGAATACTTGGTTGTTTGCCGCACCATAGCACGGTAGAGAACTCACCAAAGTGGGAGCGCTGGGAAAACAGGCTAAAGGCTGGACATAAGGGGTAACTAGAAGGGATATGGAGGTTAGAACAATGAGGGCAATAACAGATGAGGAATTACAAGATATTTTAGCCAAGCATAAGAAGTGGCTAGCAAGCCCTACCGATGGAGGACGGACGGATTTAAGCGAGGCTAGTTTACAAAATGTTAATTTATGCAATGTGGATTTGCAATATGCAAAATTAGACGGTGTAAATTTAAGTGGCGCAAATCTACAAGGTGCCAAGTTAAATAATGCTAGTCTACGAAATGCAGATTTAAGATGTGCGGATTTGTCATACGCTAAGTTACAAGGAGCTGATTTACAATACGCTGATTTAAGCCATGCTTATTTACAGGGGGTTAATTTAAATGATGCTAATTTAGATGATGCTAATATAAAAGGTGCTCAAAAGCCGTGGCTCGTAACTATTAGTAATATTGGCAATGGAATTGCAGAAATCATATATTTTGCTGATAAAGATAACATCAGGTGGGGTCGTTGGAACAACGCCGAAGGCGGAACATTAACTGAATTCAAAAAGCATATAGACTTCGTTTATCCTGCAAGAAGTAAAAATGAACACTGTCAACAATATAGAATAGAATACTTATCAGCTATTAAGATGTTTGAATCAATGAGAGAAGCGTATCTTAAAAGTGCGGAAAAGGAAAAAGAACAATGAGAACAATATCAAAAATGTTTAGGTTCAAGCTTGTGGAGCTGTTCAAGAATGGACAGTAAGCAAAAATTTTGGTTATTAATTGGTAATGTTGTTTTTTCATTTGCTATGGCCATGACTGTGCCAATTATACAAGTGTATTTTATCCGACTTGTAGATTCTAGTGTATTAGCTATTTCTAATATGTTGGCGGTTGGTATAGCGGCTATCACAAATACATCTATTACGAAAGAGAGATTTTTAAGGTGGTATGATAAGCATTTTACATTCATCGTAATAACGGACATTTTGCTATTTGTAATTGTGTCTTGTGCCGGCATGGAGATGGCTGCCGCAAGATATATTGGGCTGGCAATGATGGACGCTATATCAACAACATTGTGGGTATGTATTATGCGAAACGCTATCAACAACACTATTAAAGGTCAAGATTTGACGATATGGCAGAGTCTATCTAACAGTTATGAACTATATGCTTCTTTTGCTGGTGGTCTAGTAATTCTACTAATTGGAGATATGAATATTGAGATAGCCATAGCCATTCAATGTTTAGCAAATCTGGTCATGGGAATATCGGACTTAAAAGCGAAAAAGTTGTTGAAATCGGAGGAGGAAAAGGACAATGAGAAAAATATCTAAAGAGGAAGAATTGTTTGTATAGGAAAAACGAGGAAGTGATTAGATGATAGCCAAAGCGTATGCTTTTATGTACAACGAAGATGAAGGCGTAGAAATGATTGTCTATGCAGAGAATGCCAATAAAGCCAAGGCAGAAGGCGCTCGCTGTACCGATATGAAATATACCGATATTCGGGTAAGGCGCGTGCCGTGGGCGGATAAGTACGGTAGTTTCGATAACATTCCGCCCAAAGCTTTTATTGATAATGGCTGGTGGATGTTCTGCTGTAAGTGTAGCGGCCATGTGGATTCAGATAGCCTTGGCGGATATAGAGAAGATGGACAGCCGTTCTGTCAATATTGCAAGGAAAGAGAGACGGCAACATCAAATGAACAGCACGAAGAAAAGTAGCAGCTAAGGAAGGAGCTCGAATGAGTAAAAAGTACATGCTAAATACATTAATAACCGCTGCGGGGCATAGTGGTGAGTGTCCACCGAATAATATTCCATTAGAATGTGGTTTTGATGGCAATTGTCATGAGTGCTGGCTTGAATGGGCGAGAGAGCAGTTATTAAATGAACTTGGGATAGGGGCTGAGAGCGGGAATGAGTAAAAAATTTTCAATGCGTTTTTCTCTTGCAGAACTGTATGGGTTAAGAAATTCTTTAAGAAAAGTTGGAAACGAGCCTGAAGTATTAGCAAGAATCGAAGAAAAAATAAATTATTTACATGCTTTTTTTGATGGGAGATTGAGTGAGTGGGAAAAGTGGAGGCTGAAAAATGATTGAAGGAATATTTTTATTTTTTTGTGGTTTAGCGATAGGATTTATTGCGATAGTCTATCTAGCCTATCTAGTAGTATATTCACCGTGGTAACTAATACGGAGTGGGGAATGAGTTGGGAATTGATGATGATACTAGTAGCAATAGGAATGAGCATGATAATAATGTCAATGATAGTTTTTCTAAGGGGTAATAAGAGTGAAAAAAACTAACAAGCGCAAAAAAGCATACAAGCTGATTGACAGGGTGTTTAGAAGCGAAAAAAGGATAAGGCAGGCGGTTGATGAAGCTAGGCATAGTACCATAGGTAGTAGAAAAGGTGAAGGCGGTAGCGGTCATCCAAGCGGTATATCTGACCCGACTGCAAATACAGCTATACATGCTATATCTGAAATTAAGAGTGTTATAGTAGATGATTTAGTTGTTCATCGACCTGAGAAATGGTTAAAGGTAATTGGTTTGACGTATGGTAATAGCGGGGAAGCTGAACAAAAATTAATGCGTCAATATTACAATGGCTGGCCTGTTACAGAGATAGCCGCAAAGAATGGCAACGGTTATAGCGAACAAACGCTTTTTTATATCCTGTCATCGTTCAGACAGTTAGCGGCTGAGATAGCTTGTCAGTATGGGTTAATTCACGTAGTAGAATAATATTTTTAAAACTTTAAAAGTTGATGGCGTTTTTTATATGTTATACTATTAGAGTAGGTTTTGCAGAAACCTCTGCAATTCTCTTGGATTAACCTCCTTAAACCACTTACGCTGGTACGGCTGTTGCCAGCGTGGAAAACAACAAGTCGTTACCATCGAAAGGTGGCAACGGCTTTTTTAATGCAAAAAAGGCAGGTGATAATAGTGTTGCAAGATGTAATGGTAAAAGAAATTTGTTTTGATTACCGAGAAGCTGAAAACGATGTAGCTAAATTCATTAAAGATTGGACTAATGATGGCTACGATGTAGAGGTATTCTATGATGGCAGTGCAACTACCAGTGTGCTACTGGTGGCTAAAAAAGCAGGTATGCCAAGCAAGAAGCGTAGCAAGCAGTCTGAAAAGCAGGAAAAAGAGGAACTATGAGCGGTGAAAAACTATGGCTAAATCTAGGAAAAAAGGTTTATTTGGAGACTGGATAACAGCGGAAGGATTAACCAAGATACAAGGCTGGGCACGTAATGGACTGTCTAATTCGCAGATAGCACATAATATCGGCATTTCGGACGCAACTTTTTATACCTGGCAAAACAAGTATAAAGAATTAGCTGAAGCATTGAAAAAAGGAAAAGAAGTTGTAGATATTGAAGTCGAAAATGCTTTATTGAAGTCAGCGCAGGGGTATTATTATGACGAGGAAACTATCGTTGAACTTCCTGACGGACGCACAGAAACACGGACTATCAAAAAATATGCGCAGCCGAACACGACAGCTCAAATATTTTGGCTGAAAAATCGCCGTCCGGACGATTGGCGGGATAAGCGTGAAGTCGAAATGTCGGGCAGTCTTGGTATATCTGACGCCATCAGCAAGGCAAGGGAGCGTATGAAGCATGGAGAAGCAGAATGAGGAATATTCAGAACTGGCAAGCTTCTTAGGCGAGCTTACACATGACCCTGTAAAGTTTGTGTATGCGGCGTTTCCTTGGGGAGAAGGAGAATTGGCAGAAGCAAAACCGCAGGAATGGCAGCTGTCTGTACTGGCGTTGATACGTGATGGTTTGGCTGATATATCAACGGCGATTCGTATAGCGATAGCGTCAGGCCACGGGATTGGCAAGAGTGCATGTGTTTCATGGCTGATACTATGGGCAATATCAACGCATGAAGATACCCGTGGTGTAGTAACGGCTAATACTGATACACAGTTAAAAGCAAAGACCTGGGCAGAGCTTGCCAAGTGGTATCGCCTTTTTATTGCCAAGGATTTATTTAAGCTGACGGCGACGAGTATTTTCAGTATTGAAGAAGGTCACGAAAAGACTTGGCGTATAGACGCTATACCGTGGTCAAAGGATAATCCGGAAGCGTTTGCAGGTTTGCATAACCAAGGCAAAAGAATATTGATACTCTTTGATGAAGCGTCTGCAATCATTGATGAGATATGGACAGTTGCGGAAGGTGCTACGACAGACAGTAATACAGAGATTATATTTGCGGCATTTGGGAACCCGACAAGAAATCAAGGCAGGTTCTTTGAGTGTTTTAATTCGCAAGCTAAATATTGGAAGCATAAGCAGATTGATAGTCGTAATGTAGCAATAAGCAATAAGCAGCAGCTTAATGAATGGGTGGAAATGTACGGCGAGGACAGTGATTTTGTAAAAATTCGTGTTCGTGGTGTATTTCCATCACAGTCAGATAATCAGCTTATAAGCAGGAGCCTTGCTGAAATGGCACGACGGCGGGAACTGGTGCCTAAGCAGTATGAATTTGCGCCAGTAGTTATTGGCGTGGATCCAGCTTGGAGCGGTGATGACACTTTAGAGATTGTTATGCGGCAGGGATTATACAGCAGGTGTCTCGAGACCGTGCCTAGGAATGACAATGATATGATGATAGCCCGCAATGTTGCCCGCTGGCAAGACGAGTATACGGCCAGCGCCGTGTTCATCGACATGGGATATGGCACGGGAATATATTCGGGCGGTGTTGATATGGGCCGCAGTAATTGGCGTTTAGTGTCATTTGCAGAGAAGTCAGATCAGCAGGAATATGCTAACAAGCGTGCTGAAATGTGGAATGAAATGAAAAAATGGTTACAGGACGGCGGCAGTATTGACTGTGATGAACTTATAACGGAGCTTACAGCACCGGAGGCATTTATTAATCGCAGCGGTAAATTACAGTTAGAAGCTAAGCAGGATATGAAAAGGCGTGGGATAGCGTCTCCAAACAAAGCAGATGCCTTAGCTTTAACATTTGCTTTTCCAGTGACTGTCAGTCATAACATAAGATACCGCAAGGCACGTAAATCAGGCAGATTGCACAGGATAGGTTCATTATAAAGCAGAAATGGAGGCGAAGCCGTGGCTAATCAAAATGATGCAGGTATGTTTGATGCTGCCCAGCATGGGGCACAGCAACAAACAAATCAATTAGCAGCTCATCAGGCGCCAATGTCCCAGAGTATAGTTACCGGACCACAATTTGGGCAGCCGATGATTGCTCCAAGTGATAGCAGCGATGCGGAAATATCCTTGGCTACTCTTAGTGATGAGGAAATTCAAAAGATAATGCGGGCATTTAAGGCTGGTAAAGAAGCTGCTGACGACTATTATAAAAGCAAGATAGAGCCGAAAATCATGCATCGGTTAAAGGTGTATAAGGCAGATAAGGCCCTTTATAAAAAGAAATTCCCTGCTTTGTCAGAGCTTAATAACTGGCTGAGTAAAGATGTCAAGACTACTATTGACTGGATACTTCCTAACTTAATCGAGGTATTTAACGGCAGTGAATCACCGGTTGATATAGTTGGTCAGTCGGCTGAGGATGATGAAAATGCTAAGCTGCTACAGGAAATCATAAATTATTTTGTAACCAAGAAAAACAATTTCTTTACTTTCATCTATACGTTTGCCAAAGATGGGTTAGTTACTAACTTTGGCTGCGCTAAAGTGTATTGGAACCGCGATGAAGATCGGGAGCCTATGCAAGTGCTGGCAGATTATCAGATGATGCAAATGCTGATGATAGAACAGAGCCAAGGCAGAATTGAGATACAAAATGTTGAGCCGGTAGACCCGCAAGGTGATTTGCTGATGGTTACATTTGATGTAATAAAGATAAAGAGCAACACGCCTATATTAGAAAATATGTCGCCATCGGAGCTTAGGTTTACTCATGAAACCAAGGACTTGCACGATGCTAAGTTTGTTGCCCAGCGAAAAATTGTCAAAGGCGATTATCTAAAACGCAAGGAAATTGAAGGAGTATTCCAAAACGTTGATAAAGCTTTTAAGACTGGTGGCGAAGTTCGTCACACCACCTTAGATAAAGAGCACGACAAAGAGCTCACGGATGCTTCCAGCAGGTTAAATGATGGTGACAATGCCTCACGTGAATACGAACTCTATGAAGCGTATCTCAAGGTTGACTATAACAATGATGGTATCATGGAGAATGTTATCGTTCATGCGGTAGGTGATACGCCCCTTAAGATAAGCGATAACAGCTTTGAAATGCCGCCGTTCTTTATTTTTTCACCAGAATATGAGCCGTATGCGATATTCAATGAAGATGGTTTCGCCGAAGAATGGGAGCAGCTGCAGGATTTAAAAACAGCTTTAGTCCGTCAAATGATTATTGCCACAGCTAAAAACGGTCGTGGTCAAAAGTTTGTTGATGAAACAGCCGTGGATATGGATGCGGTGCTTGATGGCGATGAATATGTTGGGGTTCGTGGCAATCCTACCGCAGCCGTGATGTTCCCGCCCTCAATTCCTACTGACCCTAATGCAATGACTTTAGTACAATATGCACAGAATGAGCTTGAGAGCCAGTCAGGTTCAACTCGATACAATCAAGGCTTAGACAGCAATAGCCTTAATATGACTGCTACAGGTATCAGTGCAATCATGGGCGCTGCTGATAAGAAAATAAAACTTATTGCCCGTCTGCTGGCCGAAACAGCATGGATACCAATTGTGAAGTTTCTGATTTTGTTGTGTCAGAAATTCATTGATGAAGGACAGATTGTTCGGTTGATGAATCGTGATGTAGCTTTAAGGCGTGAAGATTTGAACCTTGACTATGATTTAGTGGTTAATGTTGGTCAGGGCGCAGGGACGAAGGAAGCAGAAATCCAATATTTGATGGTACTGATAAATCAGCTATATCCGGTGTTGCAGCAGGTCGGAATTGTCAATGCTTCATCATGGTATAAGATAACTAAGGAACTATTGGAACGTATGGGAATACGCAGTACGGCTAATTTCTTGCTTGACCCTGAATCGCCTGAGTATCAGCAAATGCAAGCTCAACAGCAACAGGCGCAGCAGAAGGCAGAACAGAAGCAGGACGCATTAACGCAGGCACAGTTGCAGCTTAAAGAACAGGATATTAAAGCTAAGACTTTGGCGAAACTGAACGCCAGGTTGGCAGAACTTCCAATTGATGCGCAAATACAGGCATTGCAACAGATTGGAATACAGACAACACCTCAGTCTTTTACCCAGCAGCAGGCAATGCAGACTATAAATAATGCACGGAGGTCACTATATGGAAGCTGAAAAGAAAGGACGGCTGGTCAAATCAGTTAAAGATGGCCGGGACGCCGAAGATATCTACAATCGTTTCATTGAACCATGGGCAGAAAAAACTGCAAAAGTAGCATTAAAGCGGCTTGAAGTCGCTGAATGTGCTGAGGCTTTGTTCCAATGTCAGGGCTTTTATAATGCCTGTCAGAGCTTAAAGGCAGAATTTCAGCACCTTATCATGGAAGGAAAGCGGGCACAAAAGAGATTAGAGGAGGATATTCATGGAAACAAAATTTAATTTACAGTTATTTGCAGAAGATGCTGCTGGCAGTGATACAGGTGAGGCATTGGAATCAGCGGCAAGCAATACTGATATTGCTGATAATGCTACGGAGCCGGCACCGGCTAATGCAGGTGAACCGGCTGAAACTGCTAAACCGCCGGTAGCTATCACTAAGGATGATATGGGACGGCGAAGAGTAGTATTTCCACAAGAAATGGAAGCTGCTGCGCCACCAGCTGCTGCGCAGATTGAACCTGCTGAGGCAACAGCGGAAACTGATTCAGCTGTTAAACCGTATACCGCAGGCGAGCTTTTTCAGGAAATTGCGCTAGGACATAAGGTTGACGAATCAAGAATACCGCAGGAATTAGCTAATGATTATTCTGCTATTCGTCAGCAGCAATTAAATGCTGTTAATCAGCAAGCGCAGGTAACACAACAAGTTCAAGAAGTACCAACAATGCATCAGCCAGAACAGCAAGGACCTTCTCAGGAGAAATTGCAGCAGCAGGCAAGGCAGGCACAGCTTGAGGCACTAAGGGAAATTCAGAAAATGGCCGAAAATAAAGCCAAAGCTGACCTTGGTATCACTGATGAAGATATAGAGGATGCTGAGTATAGTGATGATGATGATGTTAAGCTAAAAATGCAGGCTTATAAGCAAGCAGTACAGATGAATATGAACATCATCAATCAGCAGATAATGGCAAACAGAGCCAAGCAGCAGGCCATTGAGGCACAGCGCCAGCAGGAAACGCAGGAAGCAATGGCGGTTATTGGTCCTAAATGGGAGGAATATAAAAAGGACCCGCACTATAATGAAATTGATGACATGATGGAGCATTATTATGAGAAGATGCCCTATAGTGAGGGAATAAAAGTCAAAGCATCTATAGATCGGCTGCTGTCAGGAAGACCTGTCAAAGCAGATTATGATATTCTTAATAACTATTATTTGAAAACTAAGGAAGCGTATTATGCTAAACAGACTGGCGTAGGGACAGTTCCTCAGCCAGTACATAAGAGCGCACCACCTTATGTAGAAGCTACTGGGCAGACTTCAGCAGCGCCACATAAAACAGTAGATTGGTCTAAAATGCGCAATATGACACCAGCTCAGCGCAGTCAGTTCTTTAGAGCAAATTTCCATTAAGGTATTATCCATAAGCGCGCATGGTTAATATATATGAGTTAAATTTTATTTTACGAGGTGAACAAAATGAATTTACGATTCGATTTACAGCGTTTTGCCGGTTCTTTGGTAAATACGTCTGAATCACAGTCTGTAACCTATGAGGCAGAAGGTCTCGATGATGATTACAGCAACATTATCACAAACATTGACCCGGACCACAATTTCTATCTGGGACAGATGCCGGTTGAGGCTGATGCGACGGAATTGGAATTTAATTGGCTTACTGAGAGCCTGAAACCACCAAAGCGCAATGCCCATCTTGAAATGGAAGATTATACGACTTCAAAAGTAGGCGCACTCGAACGCCGGAAAAATACGGTGCAGTTCTTCCAGGCAACCGGCCGTGTATCGGATGCGCAGCGCAAGGTAGCTAAAAAGTACAATCAGCAGGATGAATTCCCGCGTCAGAAGGAGCTGGCTTTCAAACAGCTGGCACGGGATATAGAGTTTGCTATTGCTACTGGCGCATTATCCCGCCTTGAAGCTGGCAGCATTCCAGCACTTACTGGCGGTGTTCCATTCTTCTTGCAGGCAGAGACACTTGCAATAACGGCTGACAGCTCGACTAATGTACTGACTTCGGCAGAAGCACATAAACTTACTACTGGTGACTTTGTTTATTTCAATAAGGATAAAGGCGCTAAACTTCCATCGGGAATCGTGGCAGGCCGTGAGTATTATGTAAACGTGCTTAGCGCAACGACTTTTGAGCTTTACAAGACGCTGGAGCTGGCAGTAAATGCTGCTTCTGCCGAAAGTGCAGTATCTACACCAGCTAAGGCTGAGGTAGTAGCTTTGGGCGATGCCGGCACCGGTGGTAAGTTCTACATTCTTAAAAACAACATTGTTGATGGAAATGGTGCAGACTTTACTGAGGATGAAATCAATGATGTTATGGAAATGTGCTACAAGCGTGGTGGTGATCCGACGATGGCCGTAATGAGTGCGGCTAATAAACGCCGGTTCTCGAAAATCATTACAGGGCAGGCACAGAAACAGCGCGGACAGAAAGAGCGTGATGTGGTAAATGTGACTGATACCTATATTTCCGACTTTGGTACTATAACGGCACATGTTCATCGGCAGTACGGCAATGATCGCATTGATTTTATTGACCCGAACTATTGGGCGCTCAAATATTTCAACCGCCCGCATGAGGTTTCAGGCTTGCCAAAGAAAGGTACTTATACCGAGTACGTGTTGGAGGCGTCGATTGGTGTGAAAGGCACGCAGCCGAAAGCCAGCGGTGCTATTGTGAACTTGCCAGCGTGAAATAAAAATTGATAGAATACAGGGCTATTCCTAGGTGGGTAGCCTTTTTCTATTGGTTAGAAGGTGGTGACAATGTGATATTAAATCAAAAATTATATGAACGTGATGGCAAAACAGTGCTTCGCAATACCATAGATGTGTCACAAGCTATAGGCATGGCCAAAGAAGTAAGTGAATCACAGGCCCGTGGCAAGAATTTGATTCCACTAGGTTACATACCGCCTGAGTATTGGAATTTTGACCCGTGGCTGCTGGAAGCTAAAAAGGCAAGGGCGGCAGGTGACCGGCATGAATATCAGAAGTATGTAATGAAGTTTTTTAGCCTGCATCCAGAATTTGCAGTGCTAAGAAGTGCAAAGTATTGGAGTGGTGCTTAATGAAAGCAATAAATATCCTGCGAGCTGTAAGACAGAAGGAGCAGGATAATGATGAAGTAAAATATAGTGACTATGATATAACCTGTGCTATGAATGAAGTGCTGAGGTATGTCAATGTGGACCTATCAAATAAGGGCAGTGATTATCTGCACAAAATGGCCAGATATAACCAGGATGAGATTAACGCGGCCATAGTAGCTGATAATGAAGCCAATGTTGATACGCCGGAATATGAACCGAAAGAATTAGTTGACTTTGCTGTTACAGGTGTCAAAGTTCCTGATAGTTTTATATCCATTATGTATATTCAGCGGACGGATGGTTATAGACTGCATCCAGTCAGCACGCTGCTGGAACTGCAAAGCGGGTATGGCGAAGATAAGTATCTTATGGCTGGCGGCAGGATTTATGTTAAGCACAAAGAGTTCATTTTAGGCTATATGGGCGGTGCTGCACCAGTAAAGAATATCGAAAAAGATGAAGTCGATTTGCCGGATATATTCTTTGATACACTAGTAAAACTTATTCGCATAGTGCTTAATAATAATGACGTAGATACTATGACCCAGGCAGTAACCGGAGCAGTTGATGAAGTTATTCCAAGACGGCGATACAGCAACTCAAGACAAAAAATGCCATTTTATTTGTGAGGTGAGAGTATGAAGGTTGAAAAAGCGGTAGCCAACATAAAGACGGCTACACATGATATATCTGATGAATACTCTACTGATGAGTGCATAGGCTTTTTGAATACGGCGGTACAGCAGATTTCCCACCTGCTCATTGCGGCAAAGTCCCCGCAGATGGTTATGGAAATAAAAATTCATAACCTAGAGGACTTGCCTGATGATTTTGTAAAGCCTGCTGGAACTTACCCTATTAAAATTACAGGGCAGAAAATGGCGTTTCTTGATGAGGAAATGGATGAAATTCGTTTCAGATACTTTGCGACTAAAAAGCAGATTGAGGATATTGTCGAGGATATGCCATTCAGGCACGAGCAGCTTAACGATGTAGCAGTCAAGAGCGCAGTCCTGCTGGCACTTAATCAGAATGAGTATGATATATCGCAGGATAAGGCTTTAGTCGATGAGATTAAGCAGGTCATTGCGCAGGGCATGGCAGATACATAAGAGGTGAAGCGTTATGGCAGAAGAAAAAGCGACAATTCTTAGAGTGCCTGACCTGCCTAACGTGGTAAAAGGCGATGGCCGCTATCTCATGACATTGCTAAGGGATTTTTTAGCACAGACAGCGCATGAAGTAAACCTTGCTAACGGTTTTTCGGCAGAGGATATACAAAAGGCTGATGAAGGAAAGATACCAGCACCAAGGAATTTTTTCTTGTCGTTTGACCGCTTGGGCGGGGTGCTTACATGGTCGCATGTTTATGACGTAGAAAATCTAGCTTATTATGAGACACGTACAAACAAGCAGCTAGGCAATGTTGATGGTTTATTGGAACGTACAAGAGACAATAAATCAACTGCACTGCCTACCAGCTATGTAGGTCATATCTACCTGTTTGCAGTCAATAAGAATGGCGATAGCAGTACAGGAGTGGAGCTGCACTATTCCAAGGCTAGACCTACTGCACCTAAAGACTTGGCACTTACCAAAAACCAAGAGGGTACACTCATATCTTTTTTAGAAATTCCTTTAGATTGTATGGGGGCTAATATTTATATAAACGGTACGCAGTATGTATCGACTGACAATCTTTTCTTATATACCGACCTTGATATTGTCAAGGTGGTAAGTGTTGCTTACTATGACCAATTCGGTGAGGGCGAAAGAGAAACACTCTACTGTATTTTGCCCGATGTTACTAATTTTATGGTTGAACGTAACGATGCACAGTTGTATTTTTATTGGGACGCAGTTGAAATACATGGCGTTCACTATATAGTAAAAGTTGGTGTTACGCCTGATTGGAACAAGGCACTACAGCTTTTTGATACGCCAAACAACAAACACAGGTACATTTATCCTAACACCGGCGACTATTACATGCTGATTAAAGCGGTTGATGAGCATGGCAACATGTCAGAAAACGCTACTTATGTGTTTTGCACCAATAAACTTGATATTCATAAGAATGTTATTATTGAGCTTGACCAAGAACAGGTAGCATATAATGGCGTTAAGAATAACATGTACTATGACGCACCAGCACAGGAGCTGAAGCTGGATAAGGAAGGTACGCATGGCGAATATATCGTTGATGTGGAACTCCCACAGGTTTACAGGGCACGTAATTGGTTCGAGTACAAAGTCATAGGCGAGACAAATTCGACTATTCTATGGGACGATATGGACTGGCTATGGGATTCAGTTGAAGCCACCAATACCATGTGGAATGGGACTATTGGTGATTTGCAGGGCGTGACGGTAACACATGAAATAGCTAGGTATACAGGCAAGCGGGCTGAGGGCTTTATTGATATAGTCGGGCTTAACAAAACGCTTGAGAGTGATTCAAAGGTAAATCCGTTTGAAGCACAGCACGCTGACAGTTACCGTGATGGCCGATGGCATACAGGACTTTATATTGGCGATACCACTAGGCTTGCGTATAAGATTGCTGCTCCTGAGGTGTTTACGTTTTCATTCAATATAGCGTTCAAGAAGGGCATAAAAGATACTATGCTGGCAACTATAAAAGGCAATAGCGGTTATTTAGTTCTTGGTGTTGATGGTGACAGTAACAAGATGTTCTTGCGTGGCAGTGACGGTATCACGGTATGGACGACTGAGGAACTGGCTATAAGAGAACGTGACTGGCTGACGGTAGCCATTGCGCAGGACGAGCAGGAGCGTAGGTTATTCGCTCATTCAATGAACTATGACATGATTTTTTATGGCAAAGAAAAAGCAACACCAATCGGAGCTTTTTCAGAAATATATCTATATCCTAAATTATGAGGTGATATGATGGATAAATTAAAACTAAAAGGCAGCTTTCAAGGCATTTTGCGCCACAAGGACGGCAGTGTTGAAGTAAGACGGAAAGACAATCTTATTTTAAATGTTGGTTTTGACTTCATTGCGGACGCTATCGGCAAAGCAGACAGCAGACCTGCCTGCATGGGCTATACGGCGGTAGGCACGGGCACAGATGAGACGGCACCTGAGCAGACAACACTTGCTCAAGAATTAGCCCGCAAGCCTGCCACTTATGAGCATACGGCAGGTACTAAGGTATTTACTTATACAACTAAATTTGCCGAAGGTGAAGCCACGGGAGCAATTACAGAAGCAGGTATCTGCAATGCGTCTAGCGGTGGTATTTTCCTAGACAGAGTAACATTTGCCGTTATCAATAAAGGCAGTGACGATACCTACGAATCACATTTTCAATTCACTCTGTCATAAGAGGTAATAGTCATGGGGACGGTATCAACGCTAAAGGTACTATATACATGGGAAAAAGCCAAATTTAAATGGGGAGCCGTTCAATGTGTAGGTGAAACATGGAAAAATTTTGGTATATACAGTCATGACCGCTCTGATACTCATAGCATTAGTATAGGTGAGAAAAAACGCTTTGGTCGTACTCTATATACGTGCATCGATGAAAAAATAAAGCCGTCAGAACAGCTATTAAAAGGCTTGAATAAGTCGGCAATGGAGAAAATTATCACGCAAGAAACTTATTGGGACTTGATAAACTATCTGCTAAAAGTCGTAGAAAATGCTAAAATAGCAGATAACAATACTAACAGCACGGCATATATACGGACTGAATTTGAAAAAGTGATTATAGCGGATAAAAAAACGATAAGGTTAAGTTCTTTGACACTTGAACAGGTAGCCATGATAGACCAGGCACTAAGGCACGTAGAATATCACAGCGGTTTCGCTGAGAATTTCAATGCTGGTGAGGGCTATGCTGCTTACTATACCGAAAGACAGCAGGAAGAATTTCATACTAAAGACAAAAAGTTCCATGCAGCTGACGGCGTGCTTGGTGATGTGGCAGTCAAAAAAGGTGCTATGGATATGGACGCTTTTAAAATTTTGGTCAATCAGCCCGCTGGTTATGAGCACTTTATACCATACATAGTCGGTGAGTACGAATATCAAAAAGCCTTGGTCAGGTTAAGCATTGAAGCTGGTTCAGCTGGTGCAGAACCTGCCGTCTATGATGCAGTTATTCACGTTGATATAGATGATACCGTTGACCGTGGCAAGACGGCTATAACCGATACCAGCAAGGCAACGAGGATTCATTTCAGCAAGCACTACTATACTAAACCAGAGGTAGCAGTCGCTTTATATAGCGGAAATACCAAGGACGGAGCTATAACGCCAAACATCACTGATATAGACAAGGACGACGCAGGCTACTATTTTGAAGTGGAACTTCTGAAAGACGACTACACACGGACTACAGGCACTATATCTTGGCAGGCAGTAGGCTATTAAAGGAGTGATAAAATGCAGTCATTCAAGGAAATCAACGGGCAGGATAACATAAAGAACTCCCGAACAACGATAAACGATTCAATTAAAACAGTTATGAGCAACAACAGTGGCACGGCTTTTCCAACCACTAATTTGCAAGTAGGTATGAAGTGCTACAGAACAGATTTAGGCAAAACGTACACACTTACTGATGTTGCCAACAAGACTTGGAAAGAAGATAACCATGCTACCCTTGCGGATTCAGCGAATAAATTAAGTGGTATTCCTTTATCTCACGGTGGTGATAGCGTTTTTGGGAAAATCCCAATGGTTGGCGAAGATGGTGTGCTTGAGATAGGCAAATATATCGACTTTCATAGCAAAAATGGTGATAAAAAAGACTACTCGACACGTATAGAAGCTAATGACAATGGCACGATAACCATTAGCGGTGGTGTTAATGCCAATCTTAACGGCAATGCGTCTAGTGCCAGCAGTGTACCGTGGACGGGTGTTACGGGAAAACCGAGTACATATCCGCCATCGGGACATAATCATGACAGCGCATATCCTGCCCGAGATGGCTCACGGGCTTACGGTAAATGGAACATTAGTATTACGGGTGATGCCTACAGGGCAGATGTAGTTAACAATGTTTATTGGAGAGATTTAATTGGCAAGCCAAGTGCGTACCCGCCATCGGCACATCATCACGACAGCGAGTATCCTAGCATAACTGGTTTACGGGCTAGTGGCACATGGAATATTGACATAAAAGGAATAGCTAGTAAGGCTGAATATGCAAGTGATAGTGATATGCTGGATGGGTATCACTACAAGGACATCGTGTCAAAAGTAATGCAACAAATATCACTAAATAGTGGAATATCTAAGTTGGCTTTGACGCCTAATGGATATGTGGTATTTGGAAATGGGTTGACGATAATGTGGGGAGAACATCAAAACCCGGTGGTTTTTCCAATATCTTTTAAAACAACATGCCTGCAAGTCGTGCCGCAGTTACAGGCGCTTGATGGCAGCAACATGAGTAAAAATCGAGTATATGTTACTAACCTTACCGTTAGTGGCTTTAGTTTGGACAACCCACAGAGCACTTATAGGTATATTGCTATTGGCTATTAAAGGAGTGATAAAATGCAATCATTCAAGGAAATTAATGTTGACGACACAATATATGATTCCCGAACAACGATAAACGATTCAATTAAAACAGTTATGAGCAACAACAGTGGCACGGCTTTTCCAACCACTAATTTGCAAGTAGGTATGAAGTGCTACAGAACAGATTTAGGCAAAACGTACACACTTACTGATGTTGCTCATAAAACGTGGGTGGAGGACAATCATGCTTTAGCTATAGCAACCGATTTTTCAACAATAAACGGTAAACCGACAACAGAGGACCGGACCAGTTGTGTCGTCATACGGGATAATATAAATAGTGCATATCGTCAGGCTATTGCAATACAAAGTGAAAGGCCAACAAACAATAATATTGCACGTATAGTGGCAGATGCTGGCAATAATTGCATCCGATTTAATTTATATAACCCTACACATGATACCGACATTCCGCCTTATCTAAACGGCTGTGAGTTTCGCTTTAATCGTGATGGTGATATAAGCTATGTTGACTATGAGGGTGACGGTACAAATAACTATAGCCTCGGGGCTAGGGAAATATCTCGACAATTTGGTGAAACCGGATATATAAAATATGCAAATGGGCTTGTTGTTCAGTGGATACGTAAAAGGGGAAAAAGAAAAGCCGGTGATGGCAGTTTCGACGATGTGTACCCTCTGCCAATTACCATAAAAAAAATACTTAATATACAAACTACATTGGGTGATATGTATGATAGTGCTTGGCTGCTTACTGGATTGTTTCCCATGTCAGATGACTTTGAATTTGACGAAAACAAAACTACATCGATACAAGTTAGGTATAACGCAGATTACAAATTGGATTCGGAAGCAGACCTACTATTTAGCTGTTTTATTATAGGATTGTGGAAATAACGAAAGAGGGAAAATAGCATGGAAGAAAAAAAATTAACGTACCTTTGTAAATTCGATGAAAACGGCAGCCGTGGTGAAACTTATGATACGGCAGGTATGAGTAAAGAAGAAAAGCAGTCGAAACTCGATAACAGTTTTATCGAAATAACAGAAGAAGACTGGCACTATCTTGTCGGCAACAAGGGTCAAGGTGACAACGGTACAGGCTATATCTATGATGTAGCTGATAAAAAAGTAAAGTCAGCACCACCTGCACCAGAGCCTACAAAAGCTGAAAGAGCAGATATTTTAGCAAGTGAGTATGAAGCAAATATATCTGTTTTAAAGCAAGACATTGTACTAGCTATGGCAGATGGCGACAGCGAACTTGTCGATGAGCTGAAAACCGAAAAGGCTAGTGTCTTAGCTGAATATCAATCAAAATTGGAGGAGATAAAAAATGGATAAGGTAAAAAGATGTATTTTTTGCGGTAAAAAGGTAGACAGCAAGGGATATTGTATAAACAAAAATTGCCCTGATTATATACGCACTAAATTACATGAAGAAGAAATAAACAAGCACGCAACTAACGGCTCCGCAGATTAAAAAAAGAGGGCTTTTGCCCTCTCTTTATTTTTACTGCTTGCGCCATTACCAAGGCAAGCCATTACCAAGGCGCTCTTTTATATACGCCTCAGTACCAATTTCATCATCACGCCCCCCCCTTGCCACTTATTGGAGTACATACTTGCGACTTGCACGTCACGCCACATGACTTGCAAGTCAGAATTTTGGCTACCTCTGTATTTTTTAGCCAAAATCTTAGCGCCCCTAATTGATTTGGCTAAAAAACAGAAGTAGGACACATGCCCATCAGTGTGGATTTCCCGTACTTCAAATTCCTGCTTTTTCATGTTAATTACCTCCTTAATCCCTCCCCGTGAAGGGAGGGAAACCACACTTTATTTTTTCATAGCTGGTGCTTTTTGACCAGCTTTTTCATAGCAAGCCTGTCGTATATATTGTGCTAGCGACAAGCCCTGATTTTGCGCAAAGCCTTTTATAACTTCACGCTCCCCAATGGGGACACTACAACTCAATTGCTCGTAGCTTTTCGAGTTGTATTTGTTATTTGCCCGATAGCGGGCAGGTGATATTTTCATACCCTTCACCTCAGTTCTCTAAGATGAAAAGCAGACCGTCACGAGTTACTTTACCGTCAACAGTGACATCATCGTAAAGCGGGTCGTTTTCATCAACGATGATGTCACCATCGACTACATCGTGCTTAACGCAATTGTCTAGGTAGTCCGTAAGCATATCGACGATGGCGTCGTCGTCATGCTTGCGAATAGCTTCTGCTATATCGTGGTCTTCAAAGAAGTGACCATCGACACGATAAGAGCCGTCTTGCCATAAATCTCTAACGGCATTTTTCAGAACATCTTTGTAAGTAAACATGATAAACCTTCCTTATGTCAAGTCTTTTTTTTAAAAAATTTTTTGAGCTTTAAAAGTTTTTAGGCTATATATAGTAGTAAAATATCAATGTAGCTTTATAAAATGGCTTTATAAAGTAGATACAAAGAAAAAATATGCACTTGCGCTTGACAGGCGCTTTTTTTTTAGTGCAAAAGAGAGGTGTATTTTATGTCGCAGTATAAGTTGTCGAGTGATTTTACTAAGCTGTCAGAGAGCAGTGGTGTCTTTTATGTCATGCCTGGGCAGTCTATAGAAGTAAGTGATACAGCCAAGGCAGATACTGGCTTTGTCTTGCACGGTGGGTGTGCCAAGACGTACTCAAGCAGCGGTATCGTGTACGCAAGGGCGCTTGGCAGCCAAGCTACCTTAAATGTGGTAGCTGGTACTTTATCATAAAAAGGTGGTGATTTTATGCGCCGCACAAGCAAGCACCAAGCTACTCAGATAGCTTTTAATGACTTCACGGGCGGTATAAATGTCATGTCTGATGGCGATATGATAGCGCAAAATGAGCTTCAAGAGTGCCAAAATCTGCTTTTTGTCGGATTCCAGCGGTCTTTGTCGCCCCGTGGCGGCTTGTCTAAGCCTTTTTCTACGCTTGAGACAGAGATACTATCGCTTTTTTATGATGTCGATACCAACACTTTTTTGCTTTTTACTATAGACGGCGGGATATATCGAGTAGTCACTATAGATAAAGCACCTGAGAAAATTGGCAGTCTGACGGGTACTAAGCGTCCGATGTGTGCAAAATTTCAAGACAAGATATGGATAGCAAGTGGTGATTATCTCCAGTATTACGATTATTCGACTAAAGAAAGCGTAAGCACGGTGCTGTCATCGCCGAAGTGTGACATAGTATTTCAGCGCTTTGCACGGCTATGTGTATGTATGACCGGCAGTGACCGCATAACCTATAGTGCTACAGGTGACGGCGAGACATGGACTACTGATGATAATGACGCTTCATCGGGGCAGTGGATAGATATTGGCTATGGTGACAGTGGTGATGTCATAGCGATAGCACCGCTGGCAACTGACTTGATGATTTTCAAGTCAAATGGCATGGTTTACCAGTTGACCGGCGACGCTGATGTAAGCTCATGGGCGGTATATCGTATAGCTACTGAGACGGATATAGTCGGTCGTCAGTGTGCTATGCCGGTCGGAAATGACGTGATTTTCGTGACCAGAGGCGGGCTTAGAACGCTTGCTACTACTATGGATTACGGGAATATTGCTACGGGTGACATCGGACAAAAGTTCACGGCGCTTGTCACACAAGGTCAGTATGAGCCAAGACTTTTTAATCTCAGGCGCAGGAAGCTGCTGCTTATTAGACCGACAGCAGACTGGCACTATATGATAGCTTTTAACTATGCTTTGGGCAGCGCTACTACTTTGCAGTTTGCTGTTCCTGTAACTGATATTGTGGAAACATTGGATAAGGTTATCGTGGCAAGTGGCAGTGACCTTTACGAATTATCTGATACTATTGGTGATGATAATGGGCAGCCAATACTTTTCCGTATGAAATTTAAGGATACAGTCAGCACAGAAAAGATAATCACAAGAGCAGTCGATACAGACGCTGACGCTCCAAGCGCTGGCAAGCTGCACTTAAAGCTAGATAGCGTAGAAGTTGATATGCCCACAAATAACCGCCGAAAGATACGGTGTAATCACACGACGCCGAAAATGACGCTTGAACTATCTAGCAGCACGCCGTTCTCCCCGAAGCATGTTATTGTTGAGGTGGCCGATTTATGACACTGGATGAATGGATAGATCTTTACAACAGAAAGAATCCGCATGATAAGTTTCAGCGTGACAATAGGTATGCGCTTTTCTTTAAAGAAGATAAAGGATTCTGTGAGGTTCTTATGACAAAACGCATGGCATTTATTGGACAGCTTGGCGGTGATGCACGCTATTGGAAAAATGCCGTAGATAAGGCGGCGGAAAAAGCAGGTATACATCACGGTGGTACTATAAATATCCGCTGTAATCCACCAGCATATTTCAGATTGTTTGGCTATAAAGTAGTAAAAAAAGAGTTACTGAAAGATGGTGCGACTAGATATCAGGCAATAAATAAAACTACAAAGAAGATGGGCTATGCTTCGCCAGCATTCAAATATAAGGATGATGGCAGGCAGGCCTTTTATATTACATGGGACATATAAGGGGGTGCGGAAATGTTTCAGCAGATGTGGTTTGATAGACCGCAAGATAATTTACACAGCGAAGTATACAGAAAATATTTCCATCGTTGCTACTTCAAAGGACATTCGACAACCGTTACTAATACCAGTACCTATACTCCATCAGAGGAAGAAAAGTATCTGATGAAGCAGCAGGGCAAATATATTGATGCTGTTATGCCAAATGCCATAACGCTTAATGATTATGCTATGAATTTGCTTAGAGATTCTCTAGGTACGGTTCAGGTCGACTATAACGCCATGAACAAAAATGCACAAAATCAGATAGGCAATGCGACAAATGGGCTGGCAGGGCTTATTGGCAGTAATAATTCAGCAACTAACAGCGCTAACGGCACGCTTGGTGATTTAGTAAATCAGAATTATAAGCTGGCTAATAGTACATCAAATCAGTATGGAAATCTTGCGGGAAGCTATGTTGATTCGGCAAATAAAGCTAATAGTACGCTTAGCAGCTTAGAAAATGGCACTTTGCCTTCTGCATATCAGCAGAATATGGAAAAAAGTATCAACTCAGCGGTTAATAATACGGTTGGCAAAGCGATTAACAATTTAGGCAATCGAGGCGTACTAAATTCGTCCGTAACATCGAGTGCACTTAATGACATTGAGAAAAATGCCAGCGACAGTGTGGCATCACAGTATCAAAACAATATTAATCAGGCAGCCAATCTTGCCCAGCAGCAAAATCAAAATACTAACAATGCAACGAACAGCTTAGGTAAGCTCATAAGCCAGCAGTACGATGTTAATAGTGGTGCTCTTGGTCAGGCAGGAGCTATAACGCAGCAGCAGCTAAGCAACACGCAGGGCAATAACAGTGCTAACCAAGGTTTGTATGGCAATCTTATTGATTCAGCTACATCACCTATTACGGCAGCGGCAACAGCGCAGGAAGCAGCGCAGACGCCAGCAATGAATTTGTGGCAGACTTCGCTTGGTCTCAATGGTGCCAATACTGGAGCGTTGGCCGCAGCTGCCGGAAAAGGAACTAGTACATCAACACAAAATCAGCATACATCAGGCGGCAGTTTCTTTGGCAACTTGCTAGGGTCAGCTGTTGGGGGGGCTGCTATGGGCCGGGCTTGTTTCCCAGAGGGAACTATGATTGACATGGCTGATGGCAGTAAGCGGGATATTAAGCATGTTCATGCAGGTGATGAAGTCATGACGGCTGACGGCACTACTGCTAAGGTAGTAAAGACTATGGAACCTAGATACAATGACGTTTATTGTGTCATTGCAAAAGACGGTCATACGAGTACCACACTTACACAGAGCTTTATGAAGCCTGATGGCGAGTATGTAATGCTAAGTTACCTTACGATTGGTACAGAGCTTAAAAATGTTGGCAAAGTTCAAAGTGTTGTCTATAGCGGTGAACGCAGGGTCTATGATTTGCAGGTTGACGGCGCAAACAACTACATTGCGGATGGCTTCATTGCCAATGGTGGCAGCAGCGAGATATGGGGTGATGATTAATGGGCTGGTGGAGTGATATAAGAGATGATGTTTTTTCACCGGAGCTTGGCAGTGCTTTAGGGGCAGCACTAGGTAATGCCTGGGCACAAAATTATAATCAGCGTGGCATAGATAAAGCTGGTGACGCTATCAAGAGGTATCAGCAGGATATGCTTGATAAGTATGCTGATCAGCATAGAGCAGAAGCAGCAGAGGCATTAAAGAATCAGTCTAATGCGGGTGATTATGTAGGTCTTACACCACAGCAAGGTTTATTAAATGCTAAACGTCGCTGGTGGCAGGCACAGAATGATGCACAATATTTACTTAATAATGGTTACGGTGAAGATTCCGATGATGTAAAAAAATTCCGTGATATACAAAATACGGCACATACTATGGCCGATGAGTTCCGTAAGATTGGTGACAGAAAGCATATAGATATGTCAAAAGTAGGGGGGAATGTCAACAGTTTAGCTGCTGCCAAAGCTGCTGCTGAGGCGGAAATGTCACCAAATTACAGATTTGGCAATTATCAAATGCCAAAAAATGAGCTGGATATATCATATAAGAAGCCACCCACCAAAGAAGAAATAGCTCAGGCAGCATTAGGACTAAAGCCGTTTAACTATGCGCCTACCAAAGCAGAAATAAGTGAGCTGTACAGAAATGGCAATGCATCGCCACAGACATTACAGGAAGTAGCTAATGAATTAGCTGGAGCACAGCCAGTAAGACAAAATGGAACAGCACAAAATCAGCTTCCGGCGGGAAATAATGCTGCCAATACTAATCCTTATATGTTCAGTGTTAGGGATGTTCAGGATGCTGCCAAACAGGCCTATAGTAATCCAGATACCATTACCATGCAGGATATTTACGATGTCTATGGCAAGGGTGCAGATTACAACACTGTGTTAGACGCAACAGCCAAGCAACTGGCTATGAAAGATATTGCTAGCGAAAAAGCTTCACCGGATTATCGGGATAATTTGCGCCGTGCTTTGATTAACCAGGGGTTGCCACAAAATCAGGTTGAGGCGGCGCTGGCCAAGATGGATAAGCAGGAAGCAGAAAAGACTAAGAAAATGCTACAGGGTAAATTCATTGAAAGCCTGGCAAGCAATCCTCAAGCTGGAAGTATGCTGGCTATGCTGGTAGCATCCGGCGCTGATCCGAAAGACATTATCAATGCTTTTGATAAAACGAAGCGTAATTACACTATGCATGAAACTGATACAGGTGATAAGAAGTATGTTTCTTATTATGACCCGAGCGGTTATGGTGCTGGCAGTACGCAGACATTCAACAAAGCAATAAGTCCAACGGATAAAATGAAGGGGAATCTTACGGCCCGCGGTCAGAATTTTGGTTATCAGACGGCGGTTATGAAAGAGCAGGCAGCAAATAAACGTAAGGCTGCGGATATACAAGCAAGAGATAAATGGCACGCCGAAGATTTAGCAAGTGGAAAGTACCAAAGAGGTGCTAAATCATCAGCAGCAACAGCTAAGGAAGAAGGTCATAAAGCCAAATATGACCAGTATATACAGCAATATCTTAATGGCGATATAGATTTTAATGGGTTTAAAGAAAAAGCTATTGGTATTCCTGGGCATGATGAAGATGATAATGCTTGGGAGGATAATGAATTGCATTATCTAGGGAATTTCTTAAGAGAATATAATCGGGACCCAGCAAATCCAAATACCAAAATTTATTGGGATGATATAAAAACAGGCAATGACGAGCTTTTGGCACGTATAGATCCTGCTATTATTCAAGACATGAGAAACCGATATGGTGATTAATTCTTATATTGGAGGAAACAAATGTCATTTTTAAAAGAACATGCAATAAGCAATCCTGTAGTAGCTGGCGTATCAGCTGCTGCACCAAAAGAAAAGGGATTGTTTTCAACCATAATGGATAACTTAGCAGGCGGAGCCGAAAGCGTAATTGGTGGCGGGCTTGATTATATAGGAGCACAACTGAAACGTTTTGACGAGGCAGGGCGGGAAAGTTCTTATGTTGATTCAATCCGCAATTCAGATGAGGGTACGCTCGGTAAATGGGGCGATTCATTTATAAATAATGGTGAATATCTTAATGATAAAGCAGCTAAGAATTTTGCTGAATCTGGCACGCTTGATAAATATCAGGATATGAGTATAATTGACAGATTAACCAGTGCTGATTATTTGACAGACAAACGAGGTCTGCTGGCTGACTTTAGTCAGATGGCAGGTTCGGCTATTCCGTTTGCGGCTGCTAGTGCCGCAGCACCATTTGGCGGTGCTGGCGCACTTGCTGCACGTGGTATTGGTTCAATGGCTGCCCGTGCTGGAGCTAAGCAGATAGGCAAGGCTATTATGTCAAAGGCAGGACAGCAGGCAGGAGCTTCAGCAGCAAAATGGGCCTTAGGTACGGGACCACTGGAAGCAGCAACTAATGCCGGCGATATGTATGCTGATTTAAAAGACGAGGGACTTTCTGATGATGAAATTGCTCGTCGTATGAATAGCATGATACAAGAAGAACTGCCAATGGATATGCTTACTCAGGGTATTATGGGACCTATCCTTGAAGGTAAAGGTTTTAAGCCGATATTCAAACGGGGTGGCAGAGCAGGCAAGATTGCCGGCTATGGCGTTAATATTCCGGGCTCGGCAGCCTCGGAGTATGCTCAGGAAATGACACAACAGCAGGCACAAAATAAATGGAGTGGCAAGCCGTATGGTACGTTCTTTAATCCAACAGAGGACGAACAGCAGGCAGGACGAGCTGCCTTTATGGGCAGCCTGCCATTAGGTCTGTTTGGCGCAGGCCATACTGCTTATAGGGATTATAAAGCTAGAATTAATAGAATGAATAATGAAGCTGCTAAAAGTAATCCTAATAATCCATTTAATGGCATGGAAGAAACTGCTGGCAATAAAACAGAGATTGCTGATGTTCCGGAAAGCACAGTTACGGTACAACGTGGCAATGCTAATAACGGCGGCAGCGACAAAGAAGCATTTTTCAACGCTATTGAAATGCAGGAAAGCGGCGGTGATCCTGATGCGGTATCATCTACGGGTGCGCGTGGTGTTTATCAGATTCAGCCGGAAAATTGGGATGCATGGTCAAAAGAAGCTGGTCTTGGTGGTGCAAGCATGGATGATGATGATGCGTACCGTCAAGTCGGACGTTTTAAAATGGGACAGTATTTTGATGAGTATGGTCCAGAAGGGGCATTAGTTGCATGGTATTCCGGTCCAAACAATGCTCAGCGCTGGGTTGAGGGAGAAGCTACTGACCAAAATGGCAGACCTTGGGATGCGCCACAGGGCAATGGTCCATCCATAGCTGGCTATGTAAATAGTGCAATGGGGCATTTTGCTGATGAAAAAGCGCAGTCACCAGCTTTAGATATTCCACAGACAGCAGACTATACTATAAGCGGTGAAGTTTCTAATCCTAATCTCACTGATTTGACTGAGCAGAAATTAAGATTGTTAGACCGTGACTATTATAACCAGTATGGACGGCACTTTTATATAACGTCGATGGCTCGCAATGGCGGTGGTGAAAGCTGGCATGATTCGGCACAGGCTTTTGATACGGCCGATGATTTTCTTGAGGGCAATGCGGATGCGCGTAACTGGTTAATAGATAAGGCTAAGGAATATGGATTATATGGTTTAGACGAATATAGTAATCCTTCGGCTAATGCTACCGGCGGTCATTTACATTTCAGTGACCATGGTGAAGCTTTAAATGGCAGTGGTGGCAGTTATAATATAACTGTTCCCGGATTCAATTTATCTCAATATGACCTGACACCAGAGCAGGAAAAGGCGAATATGGAAGCAGCGCAGGCACTTATTAGCAATAATGAGGTGACGCCGGAGCAGCAGCAGTCAGTAATGGAAATGGCTACTCAGTTGATGAATATGCCAGTAAGTGATGATGTAAATGAGGACGCAGCCCATGCAGCTGCTATGCAAAATGCAATTGATGGTGGTGATATTGGCGCAATATTTAAGATGCATCCGCAGGAAACTGCTAATGCTATGATGAAGCCCGTGATGGCAGCTAAAGCCCCATCACCAAGGAGAGCGCCTGCTACACCGAAAATTGACAATATTAATCCGCAGGCACCAGCACAGACAAGAGTTTCAACTAATTATGGCAACAGATTTGCTCAGACAGTAGATGATATCACTAAACTGGCATCACAGGGAAAAATTGCTGAGGCTGCTTTAGTTGCCCGCAGTAATGGCTGGAACAATACTATGGTCAATCTGCTGACGCAGGGAGTTAATGCCTCAGCTGGCAACATTCAAAATGCTATCATGAATGGCATACAGCTTGATGTGCCAAATGCTTTCCCAGCACTGCCGGAAGGTCAAGGACTGGCTGGCAATATAAAAAATAATCAGCAGCATATTTCAATAGCAAATCTTGAAGAGTTAGCCAGCATAGCAAATAATAACCCGCAATATGCTGCTGCACAGGCCACACAGCAAAATCTGCCCACAACGGCTAGTGCTATTATGCAGTCAGCTATGAACGGACAGCCAATAGACAGCGGTCTTTTAGACAGCACTATACAGCAGGATTTAAACAATAAACAGAAACAGGCTAATGCCAACCGTCAAGTAATAGACGCACGTATGCAGAAAGCTGGGCTTGCAACTAATCCTGCTACGCCTAATGCGGGAATTATTGTTCCGAATGGCGCACCTGCTGGAACTCCTGATATTGTTATTCCCGACACGCCAAAACGTAAAGCCCCAATCGTAAATACCAATGACCTAATGGCACGACTTAATGATTCACCTGTATTCCGTCAAGCAAAAGCCAAGGGCGATATAGGCGCAATGGCAAATGAAGCGGACGCAATGGGTTTCCATAAGGAAGCAGAGCAAATCAGAAACAGTCAGTATGGCAATGTTCCAAGCAAGTTTGACTATAAAAAACGGTTAAGTGAAGTCAAGAAAATGTCACGGGCTGACCGCATTGAACTAGGCAAGGAGCTTTTAAATGAGCTGGAAGCAAAGAATATTCCTGTTAATGATAATTTGCGTAATGACCTAGAACATGGCGTGCCAAAGGCTATAGTCAATGCTGAGAAGAAACTTGCTAATGCTGAAACTAACGATGAAGCAGAGCAGAAAGTTAAACCAGCTGAGGAAGCAACACCCGCTATTGCCAATAATGAAGCAGCTGAAAATGTTCCTGAGCAGGATGATCAGGAAGTTAAGGCAGAAAAATCAGCTAAAGAAGATACTGTTCTAAAAGGAGTTAGCGGTATCTATGAATCTGACATAAAGGATTATATCGACCGTGGCTATAACATTGAAAGCTATCGTGGACACTTGGAAAATGGTAAACCTGTATATAATCTTGACTTTGAAACTTCTAAGGATAAAGCTCGTTTTGTCAAAGACTTTTATGGTGAATCAGAAGGAATTGACACCGATACGAGCGAACCTGACTATGCTAAGGAGCTTGACAAAGAACAGGAGAAAAAGGCAGAAGCTGAACCAGTTAAGGAAGGAAATAAAAAAGCCACCAATGAAGGTGGTTATAAATTAGCTGACGGCTATAAAACTGAATCGGGTAAGCCTATTAATGAAGCTGACGAGAGGGAATTTATTGTAAAGCCTGATGGAAGCAAAGACTTTGGCGAGATTTCGCAAGCTATTTCTAAGGCAGTCAAAGAACAAAGCGGAATAGAATTAAATACTGGAAAAATAAGATTGCGTGTTGGCAATGAAAAAGAGGGATTAATTCATGCTAAGAAACATGAACAACAGGCTAAAGACGATGGATATAATTCCATTGAGGATATGATTGCTGATGTTGCCAGCAGTTTTGATGAAATATATTTGAGAGAGCCGGATAATGAACATGGTAATTCGACATATTCCTTAATAAAGCGTGGCAACAAAGCTAAAGGGAAAATGAACGGCGTTGAACCAGTATACTTTGAAATGCAGGATGATGGAAAAGGTAATTATTATATTGTTCTGTCAGTTATGCCTATGGGGGATAAAAACGTTAAGCGGAATATAGCAAAAAAAGACCGCTTGATTTACAGCAGTCCGGGCTTAGATACTGCCACCATTTCCAACGATGGTGCGGTGTCCCATGTCAGCCTTGATGTTGGAGCCGATACTCATGGGGGTTACCCTACATCCGATAAATCAAGCGGTTCTTCTACTTCCAATATATCACAGGAGCAGAAGCCTAGCAAGGGGAAAGTTAAGCAAAAGGAAACCGAACGAGCTGGAACTGAGGGTAATGAAACAGTTGCCGAAGGAAACGGCGGAGAAGTATCTAGCGAGCATACACAGGGGACTGAAACCGTTCAATCCGAACCCGTGGTAAAAGAAGAAAAGCCAAAAGAAGAAAAGAAACATAGGATTTTCTCAACACAGGAGGAAGCCGAAAAAGAGCTTGAAAAGGCTTTAGGTATTCGACCTGTAAAGAAAAAGGCTGAGGAAAAACCAGCTAAAGAAGAATCAAAAGATGAATCTGATGGTAATAAGCCGAAGGATATTGACCCTAAAAAATTTGCTGGCGTTGATATTTCAGAAGAAGCCGAAACAAAATTGGTAGCAGAGTTAAAACAGGCACTTGAAAAATCCCGCAACAGATTAAATTCCCTGCCGGTATTTGACCCCGACATTCTTGCACCAGCATTTAAGTTAGGCAGACTGTATGTAGCACGTGGCGCAAAAGGCTTTACCGAATTTGCTAAAACCATGATTGATACTCTTGGTGATGATATACGTGGTTGGTTACACCCTGTATGGTCAATGCTAGAATCTGCTGACGGCAAGGTTGATGAATCTCAAATGATACCTGCATTTAACTATGTTGGCAGTGTCATGGAAAAGAATCCCAAAGCAAGTTTTGAAGATATTCGCAATGAGTTTGCTGAAAAATATGGTGAAGATAATGCTAAGGATTTTGAACCATTACTCAAACTTGGCTTTATTGGCGCAGATAATGTAATTAACAATCCTAAGGAGGTAACGGACAGTGAGCTTTATGACAGCACCAACAAACCTGCTGAACGAAATAGCGCAGGGAACAATCAAGACGCAATGGGGACAGTACATGAAGATGGAGAATCCCGAACAGGGCGAGGACAAAGTGTACAATCGTCTGGAAAAGAAGTACGGTCACAACGTAGCGGCAGCGTTCACGGACGTAGCACCGATACTAGCGGAAAGACTGGCAATAGCCGAGTACAAAGCGAAGAAACCAAACAGTCAGCTGGAAATGATAGCACCGGAGCTGAACACCTATCAAGAAGCATTAGAGACAGTTTCGACAGACCGCCGGTTGACGATGGACGAAGCGCAGAAAGTATTAAATCTGTTGAAAACCGACCAGTCAATGAAAGCAGTAAACGTGGCGCAATAAATGGTGCTAAAGTCGATAAGAAGAATTTTAAAACTGGCAGTAAAAAGCAAATAGAAGCTAGTATGCCGTTCCTGATGAAAGGACAGGTTGATGATGTTGTAAAAGCTGATAACCGTTTGTTCAGCACCGATAAAAACGGTAAACCGTATAAAGGTATGATGTTTACCAACGGTACAGGAACAGGCAAAACCTTTACAGGCTTAGGCGTTATCAAGCGTTTTGTACAGCGTGGCAAAAAGAATATTCTTATCATTGCGCCACAGGATAAAACACAGAATGACTGGATTAATGCGGGTAAAGGTTTCTTTGGCTTGGATATTAGCAAACTGAAAAGCACCAAGGATAAAGGCGAGGGCATTGTTATCACTTCATATCAAAATGTAGGTGAAAACAACGCCCTTTTAGAACGTGACTGGGATTTAATCGTAACTGATGAATCTCATAAACTAATGCAGGGAGAACAGGCAAATAATACTAATGCACTTAACAAAGTTCGTGCCATGACCTATCATAATAGAGGCTTTAACGATTATTACGAAGCTAAAAATTATGATAATGTAATGCAGGAAAGGTCATTGAACAGCAGAGCCGGAGCATCTGATTTTACGGCTAGTGATAGACAGCAGCTGGCAGACCTGCATGTTAAAAATGAAAGAATACGCCATAAGCTAAAGGCAGAGTATGAAGCTATGCAGGCAGAGGACGCCAAGGGAGCTAATGACCGCCATAAAGTGCTGTTCCTGTCAGCTACGCCATTTGCCTACATCAAAAATATAGAATATGCTGAGGGGTATTTGTTTGATTATCCTGCCAAAGAAAAACATGGCTACTACAATGATACCGATGGTCAAGAACAGTTTATGATTGACCATTTTGGTTATCGTATGCGCAATAACAAGCTGAATAAGCCTGACGCAGAAGTTAACCAAGACATTATGGAAATAAAATTTAATGAATGGCTGAAAAGCATTGGCGCTGTTTCCAGCCGTAAATTAGAAGTTAAGCCCGATTATGAGCGTGGCTATATCCTAGTTGATGGTGGCGTAGGCAAGCAGATTGATAGAGGACTTGACATTCTGCATGGCAACGATGAAAAAGGCGATAGAGACAAATACAGTCTGATTGCCAAGATGGTTGATGAAAAACTAAAGAAGAATGGACGGCGTTATCTGCTGGAAGCAGTCAAGGCTAAAGCGGCAATCCCAATAATCAAGGAATATTTAAAAGCTGGCAAGCAGGTAGTAGTGTTCCATGATTTCAAAAAGAATGAAGCTGCAAATCCATTTATGCTTATTAGTGATGATTTTGCAGAGCTTGACCCGTCTGATCAGGCTAAGGCTCACAAGCAGTATGAGGATTTTTGTGCTGAAAATCCTGAACTGCTAAAGCTGGATATGAAAGACCTGATGTCACCTATAGAACGTTTTCAGTCGGAGCTTGGAAAGACAGTCGGCATATTTAATGGTGATGTGAAAAAATCATTAAGACAGGATAGTGTTGACAAATTTAATGACGATGAGGATGATTTAAGAGTTCTTCTTTGTCAGCGGGCGTCTGCTAAAGAAGGTATATCCCTGCACGACAGGACAGGAAAACACCAGCGGGTATTAATAGACTTGGGGCTGGCAACAAGACCAACGGACTTAATCCAATGTGAAGGGCGAATCTATCGTACTGGCGTAGTAACTAATGCTATTATCCGCTATCTGAATACTGGCATGAATTTTGAAAGACAGGCTTTTGCTGATACGATTGCGGGACGTTCTTCAACCGCTGAAAATCTTTCTATGGGCTATGAAGCACGCAACCTTAGAGACGCTATCGTAAACGGCTTTATGGAATCAATAGACGGTGATACATGGAAACGTTATCTGCCAAACAGCAAGACCGAAGGTACAGGCGGTAAAGCCCGTGATGGCAAAGCAATGAGTGGCGTTAGCCAATTTGATGAAGCCGTATCGGATTATTTCACCAATGCGAAAAAGAACAGCCGTAATAAATCAAGTGAAGGTGTAGAATACTACCCGACACCTGAACCAGTAGGCTTTAAGATGGTAGAATGGTTAGGCTTGAAGAATGGCAACAAAGCATTGGAGCCGTCCGCAGGTCATGGCGCAATATCCCGTTACTTTAGTGCTACGACAAGGAATACTATTATTGAGCCAAGCGAACAGCTGGCTACACTTGCTAAAATGCGGTTAAAAGGCGGTACTACTTCAAGAGTAGAAACTACGACCTTTGAGCAGTTCGCCAAAGCCAATAAGTTTGATGGTATTGCTATGAATCCTCCTTACGGTAAAGGTGGCAAGACCGCTATGGAACACTTGGCAAAAGCCTTTGAACATCTTTATGATGGCGGGCGAGTAATAGCAATTGTCCCTGATGGTCCTGCATTTAATAAGCGGTTTGATGAATGGTACGGAAACAATGAAGCAAAACATGCCTTACTCATTAATACCATAAGACTTCCACAATGCACGTTTAAGCGTGCTGGAACAAGCGTAGCTACAAAGATATTAGTCATTGATAAATACCTTACTGACGAGGATATGAAACAGGCACAAGGTGGAAATGAAGTAGACCTTAGAGGTATAGAGAATATCAAAGACCTTTTCAGCCGTATTAAAAATATGACCATGCCTGAGCGTATTGGCGCCGATATAAAAAATCATTTCACCAATACTGTTAATAAAAAAAGCATTAATAACAGCTATATGGCTTTAGTCGATGATGTAAAGCTGATGAACGACGATAGGTTATATGCAATAGCATTTGACTACCAAGGAAGAAGGAATGTAAAGTTTGGCGGTTATGGTTTTGCGACTGAATCATTGCGCAATAAATTTGAGCGTACTGCCAATAAATACTTGGCAGAAAAAGCCAATAACCCTAATGCTAAAGTACCGACAACGGAATCTAAACCAGCTGAAAACACTGAATCTGAACAGTATTTCACGCTTGGCACGCATGAAGATACCCGTCCAAACGTTGACAAACTTTATTCAACGGCAAGACCAACCGAATATTTAAGCGATAAATACCGTTCAATCAGTAACCTGGCTAAAGAGCACAACGGTCACTATAGCAAGTATGCTAACAATTCATTTATCTTTGAAAATGAAAATGACCGCAATGAATTTGTCAAAGAAGCTAACGCATTGTTAGCCGAAAGCAATTACAGTATCAGCCCAGCAGATAATGTAAAAGAGCAGATTAGCGAACAGGCAAAAGCGCAGGCTATGGGGCGGTTACGCACGGAAATAGCTGAAGCATTGCCGACTGCCAAAAATATTCGTGATGATGGCTCATCACTTTATTTCACTATGTTCAATAAAGCAGAAGTGGAAATACAAATTGCTGATGAACTCAATGTTGATAATGGAGACGCTGACAAAGCAAGGAAGGCTCACGGGTTAGAAGCTGGCGTAAAGATAAAGGTCAACGGCAAAGAGTATACGGTTGGCAGTAAGGCAGTAATACAGTTAGCATTAAATGGCGATGAAGGTTCCGTATACCATGAAGTATTTCATGCGGTATGGGATATGGTGCTCACAGATAAAGAAAAATCTGCAATCATCAAGGCGTATAAAGAGGACGCTAGGAAAGCTGGCAAGGACGTTATTGAGTATGCGGCTGACAGATACCGTGACTGGTTCCTAGCTAGAAATAAGGGAGTTACTAAAGACCCTAACGGTAATTCATTCAAGTTTGGCAAGCTATGGAAAAAATTCCGTGAAATGGTTGATAAGCTGCGTTCCATCATTGCCAAGACTGAGGAAGTAAACCGTATTTTTAAGGATATAGAATCTGGAAAAGTATGGGAAAGAGAGCTTGACAATGCCCTAAAAGTGACCGATAATGACATTAAGCAGATGAAGCAGGAATTAGCAGGCAAGCTAAAACCTGACATGACGGACGATGAGTTAGACCAAGCGTTTTTAGGAACTAAGATAGTTCGTGAATTGCGGTCAAAATTCAACTTCGATATGAATGGTTTTCCAAAAGAAGCGTATGAATACTCACGCCGTTTTAACCGATTAGGAGAGGAGTTTGAGCGTTATGTATCAGACAACCGACAAAACAACGTCAAAAATAGAGCCATTAAAGATGGAGGAACTCCTGCCAGATATGATAAAAGAACACCCGACAATGCCGATAGAAGAAGTGAAGTCGAGGTTGAGAAAGGCTATACAGGAGGAGTACGAGAGCTTAATGCACGTAATCAACAACCCGAGAAAAATGTAAGCTACGAGGTTCAATCAGTATTATATCTAAACGATGTTAAGGCAATTCACGATTATGAATACGACAACAACAAATTATCAGTAAGCCGTTCTGACAAGGACGGCTTTTCTAGTACGCAAAAATACTCCATCAGTGAAATGCAGACGGAGACGGAACCGGCGGGTTCGCTGAACCGCATTAAAAAGTCAATGAGCGAGCTGGGTAAAATTGCCACCGAAAAGAACGTTGAAATTCGCAAAAAAAAGGAGCGTGATATTGACAACTTGAATATGCTCGATATGTGGGTTAAGACGGTAAGACAGGTTTCAAAGAAGAATAATGCTGTCAAGTATTTCTATAATTTAGCCCGCAAGGCATACGATGAGCAGGAAAAACTCAGGGCGCATTATGGCGAGGCTATGAAACGGTTTAACCAGTATACCAAAGATAAGAAGGATTTGGACGATGTATCACAGGCGCTGCTGCAAGGTGATATGGAAGGCAAGGAATACAAAGTTAAGGATTTGAAGGAAATGGGACTTTCCGATAATGCAATTCGTGCCTATAAGCTGGTTCGGCTGCGTCTTGGCAGTGCCTATAAGCTGATAAATGATGCTCGGATGCAGGTGATAGAGCGCAATAAGATTCTTCATAGAAGCCAGCTGGATGATTTCAAAAAGGCACATTTCCTTAAGGACAGCGATATTCTTAGTATAATTAATAAAGGCAATGGCAAAATACTGGTAACATATCGCGGCGCTAAAATTTATGAACATACGGGCGAGATGGTATCGCCTGAGGCCTTAAGTAAATTAAAGGCAGATAAGGATGTTTGCGTTATAGATTTTGAACCCGTGACGGATGATTTAGGTACTACTTTATGGCGGGTTGATTATACAGAACGGCCCAAGCCTTTAACTAAATTAACTGGCTATGTACCGCATTTCTTTCATAAATTCATGGTTTATCAAAAATATACTAATGAAGATGGAGAAGAAATACTTGTAACTCGTGGCAGTGGCAGAAGTTTAAAAGAGGCTGCTAAACTTGCTAATGGTTATGCAAAGGAAAATCCAGATTCTGAATATGTTATTAGAGCACAGGGCTTTGAATATGATGAGGAATACAACAACGTCGTAGTTGGGGACCGTGATTTTGCTAGAATGACTAGCCAGATACATAAGAATACGGATATGTCACTCAATGAAGCAAGAAAATTCCTGCGTGAATCAGCTGGCGCAAAAATAAAGGGACGGCATCGTTTCTTTGGTAACATGAAAAAACGCAAAGGCGCCGAGGGGTTTGAAAAAGATGTGCCGTGGCTGCTGGAGCATTACTTCAATGCATCCTCACGTTATGTAGCAATGGAACATTGGAAACCGCAGGCAATATCTACCTATGAGCGCTGGTTTGGTGATTTCAATGCCGAGCCTAAGACAGATATAGCACGGTATATCAAGAACCATATCAACGATATGAACGGTGTTCCGAGCCGGTTTGAGAAACTTTTAAATAAGTCATTAGAGAAAACAGCACTAGGACAACGGCTGAGCGATTATTATAATGGCAGACCAGCACTAGCATTATCCAGTAATTTCAGTTCTTTCATAGCAGTAGTTAAACTTGGTTTAGGTAACTTTGCATCAGCAGCAATTAACTTCATGCAGTTTGTAAATATTGGTACAAAGCTGAATAGTTACAAATGGGCAATGGAGGGACTTAAGCGGGCACTCAAGCCAAATAAGCTAGACCGGCGCATACTGAAGAATAGCGGTGTTATGAATGAAATAACATTAGCTGATAACAGTGGCGGCTATTCCCATAACCGTGATTCAGGCAGAGTGCGTAATGTTTTAGGCAATATAAAACGTGCTGCCAATAAAACCATGCTGCCGTTTACTATGGCTGATTCATTAATGCGTAAAGCTGCTATCCTAGGAGCATACTATCAGGGTGTAACTGAAAAGGGAATGAAACCTGAACCAGGCAAGACCATTTCTAAAAAAGCTATGCAATATGCCAAGGAAGTAAACTTTGATGCTAACTTTGATTATTCAAATGTAGCAACTCCGGGCGTAATGAGAGCGGGATCGGTATTAACCCAGCAAATGTTCCAGTTCCAAAAGTACCCGATTATGCAGCTTGAATTTATGTGGAACAATGTTGTTCATGCTGAAAACAATGCGCAGCGGGCAAGATTCCTTGTTCCTTATATGCTGCTGGCCGGTGCGGCCGGAGCGCTGCCATTTGGCGATTTGCTAAATGAATTCTTCTCATTCCTGTTTGGCATTTATACCGGTAAAGATGAAAATCTTGCTGATGAGTGCAAGGCAGCTATGATGAAATGGGCAGGCAACGACCCGGCAAGCAAGAAACTTGTTGAAACGGTTATCTATGGAATACCGGCATTAGCTGGCATTGATATTTCAGGTCGTGTCGGGATGTCAGGTGCGTTCAGCGGGAAATATTATGGCACGGCGCCGTCATCGGCAGCAGGAGCTATTGCCAATGCTTTAGGCGGTCCGGTTCTGGGCACAGCATTTAATACTATTGACCAGCTGCATAATGGAAATCCAGCGGAAGCAATCAAGGCAATATCACCAGCATTGGGCAATATGATTCAGGCCTGGGTTAACGGTGCAAGCTATGGTACGCATCACCGCGTTAATAGCGTATATGAAGATGGTTTTGCTAAAGTCATTCATGGGCTGGGCTTCCGCAGCACTGATGAATCTAATACATCCTTCATTAACAGCTACCTTTATGATATGCGCAGCCGTTATGGTGATGAAAAGAAGGATGCTATGGATGCATACCGTAAGGATAAGACATCTGAGAATAAGCGGGCTATGCAGGATTTAGGCATAACGGATAAGCAGTTCAAGCGGTATGAAAGCGATTCTAATAGGAGCGCTCAGGAGCGTGCTCAAAAAGAGTGGCATACAAAGAAAAAACCAACGGCTAAGGAAGCACAGCTGCTGCATGATGCGAAAGCGCTGAAAGATTTTGTGCAGTAAATAGAACGGAGGAAATATGAAATATATAAATCCACTAATTGAAAAAGATTAGAATGTAAGCTATAATATAGCTAACAGAAGATGAAGAATTAATAAATAAATTTGGATGGGGCGTGCTCTATCTATAAACAACAGAATAACAGCCAACTTATCAAAGTAAAGATAGGTTGGCTTTTTTAGTGGAGAAAATCATGAAGTATAGAAAATACATTCATCCGCCATGATAGTGTTGATGTAAGGAAAACGGGAAATAACTGGTACAGAAGAATAATGGAGGGCGCATGAATGTAATAATAGAAGCGATAAGGTCACTCGTCCCCGTTCGTGTCGAAGCCCTATGGGGGACGACGACAGGAGCAATTGGCATGGTGACAACATACCTGTTTGGCGCATGGAACAGTGTACTTGAAGCACTTATATACGCAATGGTCATTGACTATATCAGCGGAGTGCTGGCGGCTTATGTGAACCCTGACATGGCTCTTGACAGTCATAGAGGGTTTCAAGGTATTTGCAAAAAGCTAATGATTTTGCTGTTAGTGTCATTAGCTCACTTCATGGATAATGCTATGGGGCAGCAGCTTATTTGCGTAGCAGTAACATGGTTTTTCCTAGGCAATGAAGGGTTATCTATATTAGAAAATGCTGGCAAGGCAGGAGTACCAATACCAGCAAGGTTTAAAAATACGTTGAAGCAGCTATCAGAAGAACGAGAAAGGAAGTAAACGTATGAAAGTAATTGATATATCCGCATGGCAGACTGAAATTGACTGGCAGGGGCTAGTTGATAGCGGTGTAGATGGCGTTATATTAAAAATCGGGCAGGAAGATAATCTTGATGATATGTTCGTGGAGCATGTCAATCATGCAGTTGAATACGGCCTCAAGTATGGCGTCTATTACTACGCTAAAGCTTGCAGCTACGATGAAGCAGTAAGAGAAGCAGATATTGTAGCTGGCTGGCTAAAAGAATACTTGCGGGGCGAAACGCCTGAACTTGGTATCTGGTATGACGCTGAAAGCCCCAAAATGCTGTTAAATAGTGATGATATAACCAGCGTATGCATGGCTTTTCTAAACCGTCTTACCGACTATGGACACCAGTATCAAGGTATTTATTCATCTTGGAACTGGCTTAGCAAAGAAGGAGCACATCATATTCACATTGATGATTTGCCTGAATATGTTCCTATTTGGGTGGCACAGTACAACAGTCATTGCGACTTGAAAGACGAATACCCTAACCGTGTAAGAATTTGGCAGTATACCGACAGTTTGTACGGAATGAGCCTTGACGGTGATATTTACTATGATGACTAACTAAAAGAAAAAATTGCATAAAAAAATAACCCGCTAGTGTTGGCGCACTAACGGGCAAGAAAGAAGGTGATTCCGTGAAAATCAACTTCTCAAAGTTGACAGGTAAACACTTTGTAGAGTGTTACAAAGCTACCTTGAAATTCATTATCGAATTAATCAAGCTATACAATGATTAACCCACATAACTATTATACATTAATGATGAATGGGAGGCAAGAATTGAAAATACATATCGAAGTCGATAATAGTATGACAGTTGTGCTTTTTATTTGCGCAGTGGCAATTTTTGTTGCTGCCGCAAATATTTATTAATTTTCTAGGCTTGCTTAGCAAGCAGAAAGCGAGGTTTATTATGAGCAAGTGGACAGAAGTTAGAGACAACATCGTAGAAGCATTGCATGTAGACGATGTGACAGAGCAGGTAAAACAGAACATAACAAATGCTATTTTAACAGAGGTTTTACCAATGGTTGAAAATGCAGTTGACAGCTTTGTAGCTGCCATCAAAGATCAGGCTAAAGGTGAAACAGGCTGGTGTAAAATCCGTGATGGTGTAGCATTACCGCTAATCATGCAGGGGCTTGTATATGCCGTCAAGACGGTGCTTGCTAAAACGACAGGAGCCACGGCATGAGTGAAAAGAAACTTAGTACCGATAAAATGCTGACGGTATTTGCTATTGCGGTAGACGTGTACCGTGATACTATCCGCAAGTTGCAGTTAGTGACAATAGCACTCTTGATATTGTATGTCCTGACATTAGGCGTGTTTTATTTTCTCTTGTACCAAAAAACAGCGACACAGGCGTGTGTTTATGGTACGGCTATTCCTATCACGGCAACGGCTATGCATAAGCTGACAGGACATAAGACAGCGAAACGAGACGCCTATGTATGAGAACAGGCGCAAGGCTAGAGATTGGCTGAACGATTCAACAAAGAGTGACTTTTTTCAAATGCTGGAAAAAATAAAGTTGTCTGATTCTGATATGCGTATACTAGACAGCAAGTTTATTCACGGCAAAAGCAACTTACAGATTGCGGAAGGTGAAAACTGTTCGATAGAAACTGTTAACAGGACTATCAAAAAAGTATACGAAAAAGTGGCTAGGCTATTGCAATAGCAGCTTTTCTTTGCTAGTATATAAACAGATATATTCATAAACAATGAACCCCGTAAGTTTAGACATTACCAAGTTTGGCAGTGTGTAAACTTGCGGGGTTTGTTGTATTTAGTTAGCTTTTTTTAGCAGCTTTTTTTAGCAGCTTTTTTTAGCAGCTTTTTTTAGGAATAGTTATTGACAAAGGAGCACAGAAGCAATTGCCATTTTTGTCAGACAAGTCAACCGTAGTAGAGCATGTTGTTTTTCCATCACTTTCTGTGATTTTCAATTGCGACATGCTACGTATTATATTGATTCCATCTGCGTTGTAGCGGAAGGTTTCAATTTCTTTGCTGGAATATTGGCTTTTGTCGTGAAACCATTTGCCGTATTTGTCGATTTTCAGATTATACTTATTGGCAATCTTGCCTACCATGTTAGCGGATATACCTAGTATATTTCCTACCTCGGTTGCAGAATAGGTTTTCTCAGCAAGTGCAGGCAGTTCCAATACGTCTTTACCAGCTAAGGTATTAACGGCATAGGTTTTACAGACTTCTGCATAAGTACCAGTTGCGCCCTCGGCTAGTTCTTTCCAAAGCTTGGCTTGACGGGTACGGGCGTTTAGAAGCATTGATTTTGCCCTGTCCTGCTTTGATTCGTCTTGCTGGGTGGCAGCTTGCGTTTTGTATTCACCAGTCTTGCGGATGGCTGGCAAGACTTCCGATGTTACCCAACGTTTGAATTTCTTTGCGGTAGGTAACTTGCTGGAAAGTATAAGACTGTACAAACCTGATTCGTTTATAATCACGGCTTTACTCTTATAATTCGAACCAGTACCCTGAATTAGGGTAGTGGTTTTGTCCTCATCGTCAACGTGAGTTGCTATAGCGTTTTCGGGTTTTGCATAACCAAGTGCCATAGCTACATCTTTGCCAACGAACCAAGGCTCATTGTTAATAGTCAATGTGCGGATTTCTCCAAAATCTTTGTTTTCAAACTTTACCAAATTTTCCATAATAGAATATCCTCCATACATTGAAAAGAATATTCTCCCATGATAAAATAGATTTGAAAGAGATACTCTTTTCTTTTTATGCATAGTGCTATTTTCGCTTTGGCCGGGGAGAATAGCACTATTCTTTTAGTTCGGATTCCAACTTTTTAATTCCTTGTCTAATAGCTTCGTTGCGTCCGATACCTTTTTGCTTGCAATACTTATCTAAAATATGTTTGCAATGCTCATCGTATCTGACAGTTGCTTGGACTTTCAGCGGATTGTCGGTTGGACGTCCTATTTTTGAACCCATTATATTCACTCCTTTCAAGGCTCATAATGATATTGTATAGTTTTGAACTCCAAAAGTCAAGCAATATTTAACTTTATAAAAAAGCCATATTTTGCAAAGTTGTATTGTATGTAATAGGCTATGATTTTGACTATTCAGCATACAATCATGGTAGTTGACATTTTTATGACATTCTATTGACAGTTTTCAGCACTCTCTTTTTGCGATAATAATTGTAAAAGGAGGGTGCTTTTTATGTGGGGAATAAATCAGTACCAGCAAGTGCCACCACCAAGACCGACACAATTCCGTGGTACTTGGGTGATGGCGAACAGTTATCAGGAAGCACAGGGAATACCCGTTCCAATGGACGGCACGCCTATTCTAGTTATGCTTAACGATGAGCAAAAGTTTTATTTAGTCTCAATGCAGAATGGGCAACGAATGATTTCAGCATTTAGCTTCAATGCATTGACAGTGCCTAATAATGAAACGGCGCAGAATGTGCCTAACAACGATTTAGAAGCACGGTTGTCACGTATTGAAGAAATGATAGGGGGATTGCTCAATGAACCTAATAACAAAAATGTTACAGCGACAACAGCCACAAAACGCAAACAGGCAGTCAATAATTGATATGGCTAATGGCATACGCAACGGTAGTGTCGACGCTAAAGATGAATGTTTGCGTTTTCTTCATTCAATGAGCAGGGAGCAGAAACGGCAAATACTCCCGATGTTTCGTTCTTTTGCCAAACGGCAGGGAATGAGTGACAACGATATTAATGCGTTCATGCAGGAAGTCAATGTTTGACTTCTGATTAGTATAGAAGGGGGATGTTTTTATGGACGAAGGATTCTTAGGCAATATCATTGCTGGGCTTATCGACAAAAACAACAATAATGGCGATGGCTTCATGAATGGTGGTTGCGGAATGTGGGTAGTTTTTTTATTTTTTATCATGGCCTTCTGGGGCGGTGGTTTCGGCGGTTATGGCCGTGCTAATGCTGGTGCTGCAACAGCAACTGGCCAGTTTGCTACGCAACAGGACCTTGTAAACGGTTTCAATTTCAATCAGATTGATAACGGTATTCGCGGTATTCAGCAGGGTATTTGTTCTCTGGGCTATGATAATCTTGCTCAAAACGATAGCACTAAGACGTCTATCATGGAGCAGGCAAATAGTCTGGGACGGCAGACCGCCGACGCAATTTATCAGATGAAAGACTGCTGCTGCACGACTAACCGCAACATTGATAGTGTAAAATCAGAAGCGTACAAAAACACTTGTGAGA